GCTGTTAAGGAAAAAGGCTTTTTTGCGATTGAAACTGGCTTCACTTGCTTTTGATGCAAAATGTCAATAGACACAAAATATAGTGCCCACACCCCTTAGGGTAGGGGAGTGGGCACAAAATGCGGTTATACGTTATACAGAGACTGTACTAATTTTTTTCAGGTCGGCCTCCTCGTTGCTAAGCTCTATACCTGCTACTGTGTTAATACCCATGATATTATTATTGCAAGCTTTTTCGAATCTTATTCCGGCCAGGTAGAAATAATCGGCAGTCTCTGGAATAATGCTATTATTAGTGACACGATTAAAGCTGCTGGTGCCGGTGACTCTAATTGCATAGTCGTTATTCCATTTTTTATTACGATTGACAACGTTATCGCTAATTACTCCCGCGTATCCGTCCTGAACGTTAATAGGGTGATCAATGTTGATAAATTGATTTGTTGTTAAAATAACACCTTGGCTACTTCTAACAATAATTCCTTTAGATTCTCTGTCACCTAAAAATACGCTGTTAGATACGGTTGCGCTCGAATTTACAAATTCTATGCACGTGTCATGAGCATTAAAATACCCGTTGTCGATCATGACCTGACTGTGCCCAAGATTAGTGCAATAAATGCAGCGATTGCACTGATCTGCTGTGTATCCGCGAATAAAAATGTTCCAAGCCGCTAAAGCTTTGCCCGTACTATTGATTTGAATACCAAAGCTCGGGTGAGCACATTCGCAGTTGTCTATATAAATATCGCGGATATCGTTGCTATTGTAAATGATGAATTGCGAGCTGTCGCAGGTCAGATTTAACATACTGCTGTTGCAATTAAAAAAGCGAATAGATGCGTTGCCGCTTATAGCGTCCGGGCCGTCGCTTGTTTCGTCTACCACGAACGAGCAGTAGCTATCCTCTAGTGTGCTAGTGTAGAAAGTATCGTGAAATACATTGCTCACTTGCACATTGATTGTATTTTTATAAAAGCCGACTCTGTGGCCACCTACACAATGTAGGCTGTCAAAGAAAACTCGCTGAGCACCTACAACTTCGGTGAACTGCAACACCTTTTCGACTGTGGCGCACAATGTGGCATTCACTAACCATGTTCTTTCTAGGAATCCTTCAGATGCCGAAATGCACGCATTAGCAGTGTCAAATGCAATAACTCCCCCGCAAAAATCATATCTGGTATGCGATGCCATTAGGACTTTGTTTGTCAGATGATACGGCGTATCAGCCGATACGGTGTTGTTGGAGGCGCTCCAGGTACCAGGAGATGGAAATTTAATAGTACCTGTAAAATCAAGCAGCGCTCCTCCTCTGAATACATCAGCCAGACCCGCGTCGATAAACCAATCACCGAGTACAAGCCCCCCTGTAACTTTATATTTGCCGCCTTTTGTACGTTTAAAATGCAAACAGCAGGGTGCCACCGGTGCAGACATTGTAATTGTTGCACCCTGCGCAATGATTATTGCATCGTGAGTCATCAGCGGGGCCCCAATATCAGTAGTCCCTGTAATTAGATATTCACCGTCCGGGAAGTACAAATCTTTACCAGATGCAATGGCTTTTTTTATAGCTTCGGTGTCATCGGTGGAGCCGTCGCCCTTGGCTCCGTAGTTTTTAACGTTTGCATAATCAAGGACTTTTTTAATATCTTGCTGCAACTGTTCAATGCTGTTTTGAAGGTCATTGTCTGCGTTTTTCCGGGTCGTCTGCTCTTCGGCAATGGCAGTGCGCAGGTCATTGTCTGCGTTTTCTCTGGCCGTCTGCTCTTCGGCAATGGCGTTCTCTCTGGCCGTCTGCTCTGCGGTAATAGCCAGCTGTAGCTGTGTGTCGGCGTCCTCCCGGGCCTTTATCTCTGCGCTCAAGCCCTCATTAAATGCGGTGATAAGGTAGTGCAGAACTTCATTTGTGGAGCTGCTGACGCAGTTGGAGCCGGGCACGTAAGCATCACCGGCGATCATTGCTCTTGTGACACGTACCAGCGCCCCGTTTACCCAGACAAGATCGTTGACCGCTCTATCCGCTGTCGCGGTGGGGCTATGCCCCTCATCGTTGGGAGTAATGGCTTTTTTCACATCGGCCCAAAGCTCATCGAAATTGCCAATTTTGGTCCAGAACTCTGTGCGGTCCAGAGAAACACCGGACGGTACCGGCTGCACGGAAAGATAGGCGTTGCCCTTGCTGTCCACAACAACGGTATTTGCTTCGTACTGGCTTGTGATGTCCCACTGAATCGGGTTTGCGTACTTGATCGTGGCCAGGCTGACGAAGTTCGTCAGTTTGGTATTGAATTCGTTCAGCTCGTCCATAATCCAATCAAGATTGAGATCATGGAAATTGGTGTAGGGCGCTCTGTGAATAGGATTGATACTCATAAATCACATCTCCTTAATATACCAGCAAACAAAAGTTCGCCCGGATGTCCGTAACGATTTTATGGACTGCATTTTCCATTGCAAGAGTCAACTCTTTGGCAATAAGGTCTTGCGGGTCTCGTCCTGCCCGGCCCGTATCGGTTACGGTGTCTTTGTAGCCGTCGTGCAATGCGGATGTGTTGTTATCGGTGGTTGTCTGATTGGTGGTGGTCGTGTCCGTGCCTCTACTGGTAATGGTGTTCCCGGTTCCAAGGGCTGTTGTATTCTTTTCAGCGGTTTGCAATGTCCCGCTGTCAAACCCCGTGACATCCCGGGTGGTGATGTCGCTGCCGGTATTCTGGCCGGTGGTGGTCAGGTTAGGCGCTCGTGTAGTTGTTCCCTTCACGACGTTTGTGCGGTTGATTGTGCCGCCGCTGGTTCCTGCATGGTCGGTGATTCTGATTCTGACATCGGATGCCAAAGCATCGTATTCAAGGCCCAGCGCCTCGGCGTACCGGGTCCAGCTCGGAAGCATGGTTTCAGAATAGACGCCCAGCGCCCTGCGCATAGTGGGGCCATCCGCGTACAGCACCTCCAATTCCAGCGTATCAAACAGTAATTGATTGCAGACAGCGTCTTTAGAGACATTGTCAGGGACTTTCAAGTCGTCGAACAGTTTCGGGTATCTTGCCAACAGGCCGTTAAAGCTCAATGTTGCGTGCATCGTTGTTCACCTCCTGCGCCCCAGTATCGGGCGGAAAACGCCAATCGACCCATAAAGTAGATTTGTCAATTCCAAAGAGCTTGTGAACCCGCTCACACCCACGCTGCAAGCTGTCCAACCATAGCGACGCTTTGGCGGCTGTCTCAACGTTGTTAGAATTGACTTCGTCGGTTAACATCCGCTCTTTCTTGCTGGTGTTGGTGTTGGGGATGCCTACTTCAGTATCAAACAGGGCTTTAATGGTTTTAAGGGCTGTCAACAGTTCGTTTGTAATGTAGTTCCCTTTAAGGTCTGTCGCAAAGTGCATCCAAGGTGCTTGCCCGGATGCCCCATTTTTAGGCGCTTTGAGCAACGAGGAATCTACAAAAACGGCGGGGTCGCCCTGCATGATCTGGTCAAACATCTTTTTAAAAGATTCTGCACCGGCCTTGTTACCAGCTGCGAACACATACGCCAACCGGCTGTTGATCAAATTGCTCTGGATGGTCTGGGCAGCAAGGGCCATCATATCCCCATAATAGGCAACAATATCCACCATGCCGCGGTAATCGGGCTGCAAATTGATGATCTCGCACTGCTTCCCGATTTGCAAATAGGGGGACCCTTTGATAAAAGGGTTTGCAATGATGGAGTGTGTGGGATTGTAGAAAATGTTGATGCCGGTAAGTCCCATTCGGTCATATACGAGGCCATAGCGGTCAGTATTGAACACCGTAACACCGCCGGAACCGAACACAAGATATTGCAAACGGTTACTGGGCCATGTGTTGGGGAGCACCCACCGGACCATAGACACGGCCTCAAGGAACAGATATTTGCGGAAATAATAGGATAAGCTGTTGCCCTTGGTGTGCATTACGGAGGGAGTAACCGGGGACACATGAGCGTTGATTTGCTCATAGCTGTAGGGTGCGCTCATAACAGACGACCTCCTTTCTCTCCAAAAATCACAACCATGCTCGGAAAAGGCGCACTGTTTTTGCTGTCGCCAAATTTCAGCCGCCCGCGGATGAACCGAACCTCCGCCTTTCCGTATATGTAGTCATGGAACCACCTCGTATCTGTCCGCGCGGGTAGCAGCATTACCACTAATCCCCCCCGCGCAGCAGTTTCAAAGGCTTTCTTTACCCACTTGCCAATTTCCCGGCCATACGGCGGATTGCACCACACCCGGCCCGTCCAAGGCTGCGCAAGTCCGTCCTGTTCCTTCGTGTAGAATCTCCTGCACTTCGCGTTCTCCGGCGTTGCGCACACATCCAGCTCAAAGTTAAACTCCCTGTTCAACTCATCAAAGAATCTCTGCGGCGTCGCCCACACATCCGTCTTGCTGGAAAACATCACATTATTGTTCATCGTATGCCTCTCCCTTTTGCCATTTTAAACAGCAACCAAATAGGCAACTTACCGGTTGGCCATGGTCCCGGCCCGGGGCCAGGGCCTCCGCCGGAGTCCCATTCTACTTCCCATGTTCCGACCTGATTCGGGATTCTGATAATACCGGAAGGGTCCCTCAAGTTTCCGGCGGCGTCGGCATACTCCCAATGCGTGTGAATGCCCGTTGCGTTGCCGGTTTTGCCCTGCGTGCCGATAAACTGACCCTTGGAAATGGTGTCACCCACGTTCCAAATTTGCGAGGCAAAATGCGCGGCACGCCATGTTGTACCGTCGGCCATTCTAACTTTGATCATATTGCCCCATGACTGGTTGCCCGATGTGCTGCCATTCCAATGCTGGGCCACTACCACAACGCCCGCCTCGGGCGCGTATGCTTTATGGTCTCCGTGTACTGTGTCAATGCCCCGGTGAGGGCTGCCGTCCGAGTATGCGGGATAGCCGGCGGTAACTCTGATTGGCGACACATCAGTAATACACTGTTTATAGACTGCCATTGTTTACGCCTCCTATTCTAAAAAGAATCCATTTTTCATATAGCTTTTGACGCTGTCAATTTCTGCTGCCGTGGCATTGAGTGCAATGTCGGGGTCGTCCACCATGATAAACCCCGGAATTGTGGACAACTGTACCCGCTTACACAGGGGCCGTCCGTGGTCCTCATTGTTGTCGTCCACAAGAATTTTAAAGCGAGCGACCATATACGGTACCGAATCAAAAGCTATTGTAGAACCAGTGGCACCCTTACTTGCAACATCAGCATTGGTTGCTTGTGCAGCATTTAGAATACCGTTTCCGACGTCTGAGAAAGATCCCCCAGTTAATGCTGCTTGGAGACCTCCGAACGCAGCAGCAATACCCGTTTGCAGCAGTCCTCCGCCCGATGGTACATCAAATGTAATATTTGAAAGTTGAATAGGTACCCCGAGTTTAGCGGTTGTCTCGTGTACTAGCTGATTTGTATCAGTAAACATTCGCAAGATACTGTCGCCGGTGAAAAGATCCACCGTATACTGTATAGATAATGTTGTGGCACCCCACAATTTTGAGGCATCAAGAGGAATTACTCCAAATGGCTGCAAGAAGATAGTGTAGTCCGTGTATGGGGAGGCATTGCAATACCCTCCACGACTTGCCGATTGTGGGTGCTTCGGAACACCCACACTTACCGATTTTGTTAAATTGTTATTATCTTCTCCCAAAATCCAGCACGGAACGTCTACTGACCACCAACCAACATCTACACTAGAAACAAGCGGTAGATGCGCGGTAAGTTCGGCAATATCAAATGGAAAGTAGTTACAACTTACGATATACTGATAGGGATTAAAAAGTATTTTTGTTAAACTGTCACTAATCTCTGCATTGTCTATACTAAGGTACGACACATCGGTTAGTAATTTGGAGGAGAGTTTTTTAGCGTTTCCAGGAGACATTACTACATAAGTGACAGCTCCAATGGAGTTAGGGGTTTTGGCTATAAATCCAATAACAAAGAACCCTTCACTGATCGTTTCAGCAAAACCTCCTTGAAAAGCATTTGTGACACTCTGAACGGTAGCTTTTGCTGGGTAGAGGCTGTCTGAAATAGAGCTGTCGTACTGTGCAGACGACCTCACCACGTATTCTGTGGAGCTGCCAATCTGGTCACGATAGCTTGCCAAGGCATCTACCACAAGCGATGCAGTCCACAAGCTGTTAGAATAAGTCCAGTTTTTTACCCAGTAATAGCGGCCCCAAGTAGGAATGCAGCAGTAATTATACCCTGTAGGATTCGCATTAGAGGCTATTTTAATTTCGGGGTTGATTATATTGCAGGGGGCCTTTACCTCAATATTGTAATCTGTGCCGCTGGAGGGTCGCTTTGTACTATTGGTGCGCTTAGGAAATACATAAAAAGTCGCTTTCAAGTCTGTACCTCCTTATAAAAATACCGGCGGGCAGATGCCCGCCGGTGCCGGTCAGGACTTCGAAGGGTCCTCGTCCTTATGCGTGGTGGTTTTCAGGGTGGAGGCTTTTGTCACCTGGGAGTCGCTCGGCACAGTGACGTCTTCTTTGGTCATCAGGAACAGAACGGCGTTCTCGGTGAAGTCATCGTACCACGACCAACCGTAGTGATACCAGAAGTTCGTATACAGGCCGCGTGCGTTCATGGGCGTAGAAACCACGCGGGACAGCTTCGGAGTGTAGCCGATGGCATCCCAGTCCAGCAGACATCCGAACACATTGGACAGCTGAACCGCGGCATTCTTGGACGCCCCACCGGCAGCAGTGGTCACAACAGGTGTCGCGGAAATGGTCTCGCGCTTGTCAATGTTCTGCCAGAACGTGACCTGTTCGGCGTCGCGGTATTTCAGCATGTTATCGTGGAACACCTCGGGAATCACGCGGGCGTCGATCTGGCTCTGTGTGCCACTGTACAGATAGAGGTGCTGACGATCATACGGGGTGTGCCGCATGATGTTGTACGTCGTGCCGCCGATCACCCAGTTCTGATGCCATTTGATGGAACGCTCTTTCATCAGGCGGGAAATATCGTTGATACGGCCATATGCGTATTTGGCGAATCCCGGGAAGTTTGCTTCCTTATACACGTCCTGCACGGTCAGTTTCGTGCCCTGCTGGGCGTTGTACTCGTCGAGCAGATAAACGACACTGGCCGGGTTGGTAACAGTCATGCCGGTCAGATGATTGGCCATCAGGTTATTGGCGAGGTTGCGCCGGTCTGCCTCGATCTGGTTCGACAGATGCAGCACAAACGAGGACCAGAACTGCGCCAGTTCCTCGGGGCCTTTGAACGCTGCTTCCATCTGGGTATCAGCTTGCGTGTATACGCGGCTATAATTGGTCTGGCCGTAGTAGTTTGTCTGAAGGACTTTAGGCTTGTGAACTTCGTACATATCAACACTCTGGCCGTCTTGCAGCGCCCACGCCTTGTCGGTGACGGGGTCAGTGTCGCAGAAATTGATCTTCCGCACATGGTTCGACCAGTCGTCGCCCGTGACCTGCAAGCGCTTCAGGGGGGCGTCATAGGGACGGACGGCAAAGATGGTGCGGCCCAGCACTTGACTGATCGCCTTGGTGTAATTGTCGGGGCCGGTCAGCAGCGTGGCTTGCGCAACAGAAACGAAACTAGACGTGTCCACGATGGGCGATGTCGATTTCTGGCCAGTGGCCATCTTGTTAATTTCCGTCAGAATTGCGGCAATGTCCGCAAAATCCATACCAAGAGGCATATTACTTCACTTCCTTTCCATAAGTCGGGTCGATGATTCGGGCTGTCACCGTAGCAGCATCTGCCGCCGGCTGCTGCTGGATGCCAAGGCCCAGCGCGTTTGCCTGCAACGTCTGCGTCATAGTCTGCATTGCCTGGGCGCTGGTCTGCTGACCCTGCAAAATCTCCCGCAACAGGGTTTCGAGGCCGTCATACTGCGGCGCGGGCTGCGGCGCGGGCTGCGGCGCGGGCTGCGGCACGGGCTGCGGCACGGGCTGCGGCACGGGCTTCTCCATAGCTTCGATCTCTGCTTTGGTGTATCCGGCCATTGCAAGGGCCGCTTTTTCACTGATTTTCAACTTTTGTCGCCTCCATTACAACGTATGTGTCATGTGCCAGGCATTTAACGACCTTGTCTTTGTCTCCTTTGGACAGAGGGCCCACCGCGCAACACTGCCGCGTGTGAGCGACGTCTGCCCAGTCGCTATAGTAGCCGATTTTCAAACGAGTGCACAGGTCAGCCAGCAGAAACGCACGCTCGTTTGTGATCGACTGGGCGAAAATGATATAACAACCCATAGTCAGCTTTCCTTCTTGATGTCGTCCAGGGCGAGCCGCATCTCGGTAATAGCCGCAGTGTTCTCCTTGACAACGGTATTACACTGATACCACATCAGCAGAAAAGCGGCGATAGGAAACCCCACGTTAGAAATAGCCTGAATCACAGTATTAGCATCCATTTGAGCACCTCCATATTAAATATAAATACAAGTAAATCCCAGGTTCTTGCGCTGGCTGACGCTTGCCCGCCCCTTCTGGGGGCTGCCTGTGGGCACCTGGGATTAACTTTATGATATACTACCCAAATAAAAAAGTCAATTACCGCAATACTCACGAAAGAAAATTTCATCCGAATAACGCTCAAATTCAATCTGACGCTGTAAGTACGCGGGCCAGATATACCCATACGCGGCCCTAAATCGTTTCCGCTCATAATCGCCGGTGCCGTATGTGGGCATCTCGCCAGACCGATGCCGACACACATAGTAGAGGGGTTTACTCTTATGCTCATAGATGCAGCACCGCCCAATTTGAACAAGGGGGTAGTATTCCCGGAGGGGCCGAGATACAACAAGACTTTTCTCCTCGGCGCTGTACTGGTTTTCAATAGCGGACCTGTAAAAATCTGTACCGGTCATGGACCTATAGAGGGCCGTATTGGCTTTCTCTTTTGCAATAGGGCTGTCCACTAGATCAATCAAAAGAATCCCTTTATCGGCCAACAGCTTGACGCGCTCTTTCTTGCCGATCATCTTTTCGACTGTATCGGTGATTTCCCACTGCATATAATAGGGGTTCGCCATGCCAACAGCGTTTGACATACACAACAGCGTCAGGGGCTTTTGCCCTTGCAATTCGCGGTTACGGTTGACCGTTTCATAAATGTTGGCAAGGCCCACACCCTCGCCTCGCCGGTAATAGTCAGACTCTTCTTTCTGGTACTCGTCCAAGATAATTATATTGGTATGGGGGCTTGAAAAACCACGGGTGCGAGCAAGAGTCACCACACTACCCACTACGCCCGACATCTTGGCCGGTTTTATGGGCGCTCCTGTATCCGTGTAGGCTCCTGCATTGCCCACTTCATACAGTCCCGCTATTTTGGGCAATTTGAACGGGGCGTAATGTGTTTGCAAATCGTCGTTCAATGGAGACCACGGCCACATACTGGGCGATGCGCAAATAAGTTCCGCCTGCTGCGGCGTGCGGCGCAGATATAGAAATTCTTCCTCGGTCTGATGCACGTGTTTCAATGCTCCATAAGTCTTGCCGGTACCACGTCCGCCCCAAATAAAAATAATAGATGCTCCGGTGGACAAAATGCCATCTTTTTCGGAAAAATTCGGCCAACCTTCATCAGTGTACAGTTTAATCATCAGACAACCTCCATAATCTTGTACCCCAGTATCTTTGCGTATTCGTCAGTAATACCCAACGTGTAGGTATTATCACAAATACACAGGTTTCTTGTTATATGTACCGTATGCCCGTCAACCACAAAATCGGGCACATTGGGCCGGTCATTATAAATAACCTGATTTCCGGCGGCAAGACAGAACGTAAAGCCGGGCTTGAACACCTCAAAACCACCCCACAGGGCCAGCTCCAAACCGCCCTTCCGTTTGCTAACTCCGGCTATGGTAGTAGTGATCGGCCCGCCCTTTTTATAGGTAGTCGCATATTTTTTTGCGCCCCACGTCATAAACTCCGCATAGCTACGCTCTTGCTCATACACACCCATGTAATGAGTATTGCCTTTTGGGTCCGTAGCACACGCGCCATTATCTTTCGCAAGCTGTTTCACAGATTTGTTGAACTCCGCTAAATCAATATTACCCATGTATTTGACGCTGTCAGTGTCGCAGTACACACCATTCTTGCCCGCGGCCCATTGCGCTATTTTTAGGCGCTTGCGAGTGTGAGCCGTTGTCCATACGCCCCATTGGTAGGGCAAAAACAAATGGGGGCGATGCTCGTTATAACTGCCCTCCGGGTCGTCGGTGCACTCGCTCCAAAGATTGTCGGGGTCATCCTCGTCAAAAAGTGTGTCCAGCTGCAAGGGGTCTTGTGCGGTCATGCCGTAGTAGCTATTGAGATCGCCCTTGGCCTTGACATAATACAAATCTTGACCGGCCACACCTTTAAGGGATGTTTTACCGGTATAACTCTCTTTTACACAATCCGTCAAGGGCTTTGGCAGTTTGCCATAATCGGACGTATATAGGTTCAGAACATTAAGGGCATCCCAGTCATACTCTTTGGCAATGATTCTAAAATCTATATCGGTTATGGTGATCTCCAACTGTTCAGCAGACAACAGACGGCCATTGTCGTTAATGTATCCTTCACAGTGCCGAACCTTTGCAAGGGGAATATAGGGGAACCCCCACCACTTAAAGCGCTGGCGCAAACCTTTTACTTGCAAGCGCATCAAGCAAGCCTTGCCGTGCCTCATACACTGCATCAAACGCTCTACGGTGGCCGGTTCCTGCCTAAACGGAGTCATAGGAAAATAACATTCACATTGTACGGCAGGGTATGCGCTCGACATATCCACAGAACCGACGTTTTCCAAATGGAGACCTACATAATACCGATTCGCATGGGTGTCACCGCCCCGGAACGCCTCCCGCAGCATTTGGTATAAGTCCCATGACGGCAAAAGGCGCTTGACCCGTTCAATGCCCCATTTATACATTGCTTCTCGGGCCATTCGTCTGACATAACCAGTGCGCGTCAACGGCAAAGTATAGAGGTCGTCCCCATCTCGGTTCATCTCGATTAACAAGCACTCTACGACACACCGAACATCGTTAACACAGTACGCCAGCTCTGTAGATGTCAAGGGCGTCCAGGGGTAGCGAACCTTTGTGTAATCAAGTGTCCCGGTCAGTTTGGCATGAGGGGCACCCAGTTGTTTGCCCCAGGCATCAAGGGACAAATTGCTGTGCCGCATACTGCATCGGTACTCAATAGCGCGATTGTCGCATTTTAAAACCCTACGGGGTTTGCTGGCGAACACATCACCCGGGCCAAAATCCAGAACACCCGACAAATATTGAAATTCATGTGCAAGATTGTGAACGTACATACACAAATACCAATAACCCTGCGGGCCGCTGTTTGCTTGCAAATAGTCGCTGATTGCTCCCGTAAAGTTCAGCCACTCGTCCCACGTCCTACCAATAATGGTAATATCCAGACCGAGTTGACACTGCCAAATATACATTATGGTGTGGGGATTGTCGTCCGCATCAACACATACTCGGCTAGTCTCAATATCAAACGCACACGGCATATTCACATATAAGCGCTTTTTGTTCGTTTTGCGTTTCTTGCCTTTTGTGTGTTTGCGGTCTAAATGCTCCATAAGCCACGGGACAGGGTTATAATTACAAGCCTCCGCCAAAACCTCCGCGCAGGTCGGCGGAACTGCTGCCGTCGCTGTAGTCCCATTCTTTACCATAGTTGACCTCGCCTTGCTGCCACTTTACAAAATCGTCAATACTGACATTGTAGCCGCCTTTCTCGCGCCAGTACATAACCGGCTGGTCGGATGGATAGTAGTATATGCCCGATGCTTTCACGATCTCCCACCATTCCGACAGGGCCGTGTACTGATCCTTGGGCACGTCGGCTACATCAATACCACCGACTTTCATTTTTTGCGTAAATTCTTCACGTGCACCGCCAACGGTGGAACCCTTGGAACGCACAAAACGCGCTACATCCGCCAAAGCCTGCTCCAATGCTTTACGGTCTCCTCGCATTGCCTTTAGAGTTGGGAAACCTCCGGCAAATTCTTTATAAACGTCGCTTGTGCCGCTGATGGGGTCCGCGGATAGGCGCTTAATACGCTTCTGCGCAATGTCGCGAAGTCGAGTGTATTCTTTGCGCATCTGATTATCTGGCCAAGACTCCACGGCATAGGGGGTATACAGCTCGGCACTGTATTTAAGGGTCGCACTTGCTTTAGCTGCGCCTACTGCCATGTTTCTTGCGCTCCTTTCTATCTAAAATCATATAATACCAGTCCAGAGGGTCCGCTTCAATGCCCAATCCGTTGAAAATGATTCGGGCCCATGCAGAGCGGAAAAACTCAACATCTTTTTCGGCGACTCCACTATATACAATAGCAGAGGCAAGATATATCATGGAGTCGTCGCAGTTCAACAAGGATACTCTGTTATCTTTACGTTTCATGGGGCCTCCTATAATAAATATAGCCGCCGCATGTGCGACGGCCATTGGTTAGATCAAACCAGGTTCAAAGACAAAACCTGGCCTTTTTTGGTGCTGATCAGCACAGGTTTGATCTGTACCGGTTCCTTCCACGTATCAGGGGTCCCGAGCAACGTAAACATCCGCTTCAGAGACTGATAAACGCCCACGGAAACACAGGCGTAGGACTGCCCATCATCGGTAATGAGGACAACTCGGGGCGCAATCGCCTTGCCCTCGGGGACATCGTCCTTACTGACCTCCACGCACTCCACAGACACATGGACCAGCGACAGCACCTCATTGACGTGCTCCTTCAGCTTGTTGGCGGGGTTGCTCGTTGCATTGTAGAATGCAACTGCGGCAGAGCGGTCAGAGAGGTTCATATCGGTGTACCCGACACCGGTATTCATCACATCGGACACCATCGCAACACCATTGTTTTCGGACTTCATCATTACTTCAGACATAATATAGCTCCTTTCATTATGTGCCCTGTCATTATCAATACCGGGCGGGCGGTCCCGGTAGACGGCCCGGAGGCCGTTTCGACTTATTGTATGTACTTATTGTATGTACTTATTGTACAACTTTTGATAGAAATTACGCATATGCTCGCGTACTTTGACAGCCCCTTGGTACTCAAGATCAGCCGACAAACAAGAGCCCTTAAATACTGTAAGGTTACTTAGCTCGTCATCGCAATGAATAAGCGCTTGCCGATAACCTTCCAACCATGCACGATTATATGTGGCTTTGGCCGCGTCCTTTGGGTCCTCGTACTCGCAGCACGTCAGTGTGCCATCCGGGTGAATCTCGATGATGAATTTACGCATTTCCATTTATTGCGTCTCCTTCCTGTAAAATACTTAAAGTCGTTGCAAGACTGACAAGCATCTTGACACTGTCGATAATGTCATCCGCAGAAAGATAAATCAAGTTCTCACCATCAAGAGTAATGTCATCATCGGTTAAAGTGATTTTAATCATGACTTCTTTTTTCATTGGAGCACCCCCTTTCTTGTTTCTTTCTTGTTTCTTTCATTGTCTATATTATACCATACACTAAATCTGCCGGATAATTTCAGCACCTTTATCCAGCACAGCCGGTCACCGCTTTGCATAT